GTGGATCTCTCCCGCTGGAACCTCCGGTGGAGGGATCTTCCGATGCGCCTCATCGGAATGGATCTCGATGACATCTTTGGATCAGATGGACGTTACACATTCGTTCATGAGTTCTTCCGCCAGTGTATGATTGTTGTCCGAGTATCCGGCTATCCGCCTGAGGGGCTTGGACAAGACCCGCCCCCCCAGACGGATCTGATCTGGTACAACCATGAGGGGGGATTTGAGGGGATTGTCCAAAAAGACTGGACTATAGCCACCTATGCCATGGTCGACCTAGGCATGGAACCCTTTGACATCGAGTACTCTTTACTGGGGCAGGGAGACAACCAGGTGATATTAGCAACAGTCTCTGTGCCGCTGGATGTGGAAGACAAAAAACAATACCTGAGAGACCTTGCTGCCCGGATCAAAAAATCTATCGCTGAGGCGTGTGCTGCTGTGGGGCAGGAAGCCAAGGAGGAGGAGTGCCTTGAGTCCACAAATGTTGTCACTTACAGCAAAGACTTTTATGTTGGCGGCAGCGAATACTTCCTCTCACTCAAAGCTGTATCTCGCATATTTCCAAGGGGGGCTTCAGATTTTCCAACCGTGTCTAATGGCATCTCTGCCATCACGTCCTCAAGCATCGCTGCTGCTGAACGCCTCAAGCAGCCTCTGTATGGGTACTTCTTGAGTCTGTTTCATACCGCCCGATATCTGATACGCGTCCGGGACAGACCGACAGTTGAGGGTAGTTTCTTGCACAAAACATTCAAAAGAAAGCTTGATGAAGCAACGCTCCCTCTTGTTCTGGGGGTTCCAGGTTCCCTCGGTGGGCTCCCGGTTGCACCCTTGTGTTCTTTTGTATACAAAGGCGGAGCTGACCCTGGTTCAAAAGACTATCTCTCCCTGAAGATTCTCTACAAAGGGGGTCTCACAGCCCTAGGGCGCGTCAACAAAGCCCTCTTATCTGGCGCATGGAAACCTGCCCAGGTGGACCCCCAACAGCTGCTGGAAGACCCGTATTCGATCCCCATCAGACGTTCTCAGACAGCAGAGAACCGGATCTTGGATCTCAGCCTCCGGCAGATGTTGAAGATAACGGAGAATAGAGATATACATGAGCTCATAGATGCTCCTGTGGAGGATTATGACACGGAACTCAAAA